AATCACACCTCTATAATGAACACCCTATAGGGGGGTATAATATCATCACTAACAGATGCACATTATCACATCATAAAATGTGTGTTATCACATCACAATCTGGAATGGTATATAGCACATCATTATCATATATAGAACACCAGAAACAAATCGAATCAGCACAAAAATCACACTATCATTATATACGATATTCATATAATAATATATATGTAATAGCATTTCATATGTTATGCTATATTGTCTGAAATGATTTACCAACAATAAACAGATATCGTGAGAATAGACACACACTATCAAACCATCATGTAGAGAACAAACAGTAACAATATAATCATCTTCTAAGCAGACATAATACACATCTAATATGACGAATAATCAAGAATATATGATAAAATAACTAAAAATAACGAAAAATAGCAAAAAATATCAAAAAATCATCATTTTATAACGTTTTTTAACAGTTTTTAATCATTTTTATACAAATTTTAGTCATTTTTCAACGTTTTTTATCATTTTTTATCGTTTTTAACGTTTTTTTAACTGTTTTTAGACATATTTATACAGTATTTTTATGAATATTCGTCATATAATAAGACATTTGAACACTCATGAGTCTAGTAAATCACAATCAATACATGAAATATATTTACACTAATTATTATAATTAAGAAATTATATTTCATAACAAGATAAAAAGTCACTTATGAATCGTCAGTAATCACAGCAAAATACATTAATATTACCCAGAAAGAAGCGAAGCTAATATATATAAATTATATAATACTTGACATGAGCGTAGCGATTGTCAAGAAGGACGAGCGTAGCGAAGTCTCGTCATTGAGCGAAGCGATAATGACGGCACATAATGATAACAAGAACATATCCATCAATGGACACAACACATATCATCAGCACACACCTATATGGGGTGTCACGAAAATCAGCAAATAGATAATGTCATCAGATGGTATCACATCTGGTATCACATCATCAAGACCTACTCAACAACATGATGACAATCGTCATGGACAGAATAACAATAAATTTTATCTCTCACTGATAACAGTTTTATCCAACGACATGAACAGACATGAACATCAAATGATTACCGACATGTCATGAAATTATTCATATCACCAACATCACCACAATGAACATGTATATACATTAGACAAATCAACACACATGTTATGAATTTCTGTTAAGTAAATCCCAATCAGCTAAGCTGCTCTGAATATATATACATTCATATCCAGTCAGAACAATGATTTATATATAACTAAATCCTATCTATAGACATGTAATATAGATATTTCCTATCATTAACACGGTCACAAACCCCAATAATTGCATGATAAAACCACATAATGAACCCCGAATAGACACAAAACAATGCACCAACAATGACTATGGGGAATAAAATCATCATCACATAACAGATAAATATTCCATCAAATCGTGTATATAGCGTATGCTAAGTATATTGCCATAATCATATGATAAAAATTTGGATGTATATATCCAATATAAGATAAGCGATGGAATAAAATATTGGTTAAAACCAAAAATATTATTTGTTCTTCATAGGCAAAATAGTTCATAAATCAGAGTATAAAATTGTCTCATTATCATTGAATTGATGGAACAAATAATGACAAAACAAATGATAACGCAATACTAATTGTCATGATAACCATGTAATCGACAAAAAGAGCAAAAGCCATGAAATATTGCAAAGCTATTGGAAAAGGTCGATATTATGGAGATATCACAACTCTCAACGCACACGAACAGTGACAAAATGACGAATATATGGACTATGAGATGCACAGGATGTGATGATGAAACCAAAAAATATACTATTAATCAGCTAAAATAATGCATAACCGTTACAAATCCCGTCAACAGAATGATACTCATAACAATATTTATCATACTAACTATATATATCATTCCAGTAAAGTCATGACAATAGTCATGATGACAATCATAACAACTAACAATGCTCATGCAAGATGAACAGAATACACAACAATCCATAACAAACATAAACATAACCCATCACAACACACAGGAATACTTCTATAGCTTATAGATTTATCTTCTAAGAAGAATTAATAACAAATAGGAAGAATTATACCATTTATTACAAAAGTCTCTTAGAAACGAAAATAGAGTCAAATAGAGCATATCATAAAAATACATCAATCTAGATAATGACATAATGATTCCAAACATGAATGACATGACAAGAAATTGGAAAATATATGTATCAGCCAAACTCAAGATGAAGATAATTGTACAGATATATCTAAATAGCTTAAATTTATCGTCTAAGAGACATTATATGCATTTAGGCAGAATTATACCTAATAAGTACAAACATCGCTTAGAAGCTAAAATAAGGCTAAATAGAGCACACTGAGATAATATCATGTTACTAAATATATCTATATCATGCACTAAGTATGTCTATCATGTTGCTAAACATGTCTATATCATGTATTTAGTACATACGAGACACAACAATAGACCAATGAAAAGTCATCACAAAAGGGATATCATGATAACAACAGACACAATACATACAAGACACATAACAAGCTAGATTGGAATAATCAGCATGAACAATAATAGACATCATTCAATTGACATGATATCATTTAATCATGAACAACAGCCAAGAACTAATAATCAGTATAAGGAAAGAACAACCAACACAGAACGAATGACATATCAACTCTGATGACTCTAATCATCTCGGACGGACTCTAACTATTATTGATTTGAACTTAATACATCTGAATACCCTTAATACATCCTAACACCTAATATATCCCATAAGACCTATAATCATCTCATAACGATAATTATTATCATACATGATATTAATCATATCTCTAATCTTATCTCATTACTGATAATACCCTACATGACTAATCATGAATAATATTATCTATACAGCTTACTAAAGCTTATCACTTGTATGGGATTTGATACATTGATTGACCTCAAGACCCCCCTAAAATAAATAATATAATAAATGCTATTAATTCTTTTAACGCTCATAAATATAAACTTATATACTCGTGCTTACGCACTCGTTGGTATCTTCGCTTCGCTCGATACCAATATTATATAATATATATAAATAATTAATAATATAATATATAATATAATAATATATAATATAATAATAAATATATATAATATAATATATTAATATTTTTAACATATATATATATAAATATATATAGTATTAAAAAAATAATATATTATTTTTAAAAATATTAATATTATATAAAACTATTAAGATTATAAGCGTTAAAAAAATTGGGGAATACGACATATCCGATAAGTTTGATTGAGCACAAATGTAATTATTTTTTTATCACATATTGTTATTGACAACTACACATAAGCATTGTATAATCTTCCTGTAAAGATTGAATTGTTGCCAGATGAAAGGAATGTGATGCTATATGATAAAGACAAAAAACAATACGAGCAACAGAAATAAAGAACAGGACTATGAAGACTATTTTCAAATATCCAAGAGGGGATATATGGCGATTCCCATGAAGTACATTAAAAGCGATGAAAAGAAGCTATGGGCTTATGCGTACACAATGTCACGTAGAATGGCAATGGGAGGTGGAATTCATGTTATCAGCTTTCAGGATTATTTATGGTTCATGTTCACCAAAGCTGAGAGAAGAAGAATAAACATGCATGATGAATATGAATACTTCCATAAATTCTATGCAGAAGAATTCAATGTAGATGTCAATAAAGAAGATACGACATTTATTGTTAATGACGGACGGAGAAAATCACATAGCAAAAGATATGCCACTATTTTCTATGATGAACTCATGAAGATATTTAATGAACAGACATCATCAAGAAAAAAGTTATTCAAGGTGCTATGTATATATCGTTCGAGCATGAACACAAGGGACTATAACAAGAACAGCATTGAAGATATCAGTAAGAGTCCTAGATATCTGTCATGTTATCATTCTGACTTTGTTAAATTTGAGAATATGGGAGTGAAATCAAGACAGACAATTGGCAAGATGCTTGACAGGCTTGAAGAGATTGAAATCATAAAGCAGTTCAGGGAAAAGAAGTGTATAAGTCAAGATGGTGTTTTCTATACTCCCCCACTGTTCATTACCGACTGTTACGACCTTGATGATGTAGAGATTGCAAGTGCGGTGGAATTGGAAGAAAGTATCAGAAGCGAAAAATATAAAAACATGGAGAGTGCATAGAGAAGATGGAAGATAGAAAAGAAAAGAAAATAATCTACATGGACAACGCTGGCACTACGAAGCCAACAGAGCGTGCAATTTGTTCAGTTGACAGGATTATGCGTGAATATTGGTATAATCCGTCAACAACAAGCTTCATGGGAGAGCAGACAAGAAAGATTCTTGATGACAGCAGAAAGAAGATTATCAGACTCATTGGAGGAGATGAGGAAAATGACAATCTCTATTTCGTAGCAAGCGGGAGTATGGCGAATGAACTTGCCATCAATCACATTGAATACGTTGATGGTGGAGACTACCCTTATATGTGGCATTCCATTCTTGCCGACCCTCTTTCTCATCACTCTATCATGGAGATGTGCAGGAACAAGCCATCAATGCAATGGCTGAAATGTGATGGTGATGGATTCATTGACATTGAAGACCTTGATGAGAGGTGTTCTGATTTTGTAGGGGGATATATACCGCTCGTTGCCATAACAGGTGGAAACAATGAGATTGGCACTGTTCAGGACATAAGAGGAATATCTGATGTCGTTCATAGACATAATGGTGTTCTGTTCGTAGATGCCATTCAACTTTATCCAGACAGAAGCATAAACGTGAAGGACATGAACATTGACATGATGTCAATATCTGGTCACAAGATTGGATGCCCTAGCGGGATTGCGGCATTGTATGTGCGTAATGGAATTACTCTATCCCCTATTGTTCATGGAACGCAGGAAAAAGGAATCGTAGGCGGAACTGAGAATGTAGCATTTGCATATGCATTCGCAGAATGCTGTGAAGAGCTTGAGAAGCATAGGGATGATGTGAAGATTACGGCATGTATGAGAAATCTGCTATGGCACGACATAAGCAATAATTTCCCCAATGCAAGTCTTGTTGGCTCGGATGGTAAGGATATTGAGTATGGGTTCAGCAACAGACTGTCAAACAATCTTTCGGTCATGTTCAAGGGGACTGATGCAAAAGACCTTATCATGTATCTTGAGAATCACGACATTTATGTAAGCGGTGGTTCTGCATGTAACTCAAGAACATATGAACCAAGCACTGTACTAAAGGGAATAGGGATTGAAGAGCCAGACGTATTCAGCGTTGTAAGATTCACCGTCAATAAGGATATCTTGATTACTGACATTCTTGATGTCATTGGTGCCATTCGTGATTTCTACGTAGTGAAGAAGATTGAAAAAATTAATATTTCAAATAACATGGATGGGTAGTCTCGGAAGGAAGGTGCTTAGATGCGTAACAGTGCAATAGATATCATGTCTGTCGAAGCCAAGGATATCATTCTGGGAATGATGACGAACAGAAAGAACGGGATGATACCAAGATACAGAAGCGGAGACAATGCAGGAAAATACGTTCTCAGAAAGTTCATAAACACACTCGACTATTCACTTGAGATGATAAAGCTTAAGGAAGTGTACAGAAGCGTATACAGGAACAGATATTTCTCATGGAGAGAGAATGGTCATGAGTACACCAACAGGGTTATCAATGTGACTTTTGAATATTCCTTAAGCGAGTTTAACAAGGCAGGAAAGAACTTCTACGTCCGTGCAGGCTATGAAGTAGAAGAAACAAGAGAGAAGATCCATGATTGCGTAGCCATTGAAGATGGAATGCTCATAGGAATAGTAACTGATGAATATGTGGGAAATCCATGTGATGTGTCAGTGCTTGAGAAGAACTTCAAGTATGATGATATGTCTCATATGTATTCGACAAGGACGATAAAGACAATCATGAGCACATCGGAACTGAGAAAGGAACTTTACTGTAATGGATTCGTACTTGATGGGATAAGATTTGTCAGGTTCAAGCGTTCATCTGGTTCATCCCGTGTCGGCAAGTGTCTTTTCATTGATGAAGAGCTTTACAAGCCAATGCATAAATGGGAACTATGCGGACTTGACATCAAGGAAGGTGATGAGATTGACCTGGCTGCTTTTGAAGCGTATATCTCTCTCACGACTTCATCAATCATTGATACAATGGATATACGACCAGAGAACATCCTTCTTGTAGATGACTATGACAGCGTGTTTGGTGATGATGTCATAGAGACAAGGCTTGTTGATGGAAAGCTTAAGACTCTTGAGGACAGGATAGATGTGAGCAATTCCATATGGGATGGTGAATCTCTCATGGATGTATCTCTTTTTGGAAAGTACAGTGACAAGGGAATGCTTCTATTGAGAAACCAGTTCTTCAAGTCATGCTGTTTCAATGCCAATATCCAGAAGTGGTTCAGGGATAACAACATAACTGATGTGTCTCAACTGAATGGAATAACAAGAGCTGAAAGAATAGAGGATGTTCTTCTCATAACAACGCCTAACTCTATAAAGTATCTCAAGTTCGGGACGTTTGACATGTGGCTTGATAATATATCCCCTACTTTCGGGATAGTGAAGTTTGACAAGCCAACGCACTACATTGACGGAATGTGCGTACAGACTCACTATCAGCTTATCAATACGTTGCAGTTCACAAAAAAGGAAATGCATGACTTCCTCTCCCCTACCATTGAGTATGTGAGAATGCTTAAGGACAATCCAGATGTAATGAGATATCACATAAGATATCCGTATTCCGCATTCGAGAATGAGAGATACGACCCTATCATGTCAAAGAATGATATATTCTACAAGATGATTGGAATGAGTAATGAATTCAGCAGGACGAAAATATACAGGGACTTTGCAAGAGAAACTGTAAGTGCGTTTGTGAAGAACACACGCAAGGGGCATGTATATGTTGATGGCAACTACTCAACGATATGTGGAAACCCTATAGAGCTTCTACAGCAATCAATCGGAATGTTTGATGGCAAGAGCGTAATAGGAAAAGGAAACATGTCAACTACAAGGTTTGGATATGATACTGATGTTATGGCTATACGTTCCCCACATATATGCTCTGGATGTGTTCTTGTTCATAGGAACGTTGAAGTACCATTGATTGACAAGTACATGAACAGGACTGACACAATCCTTTATATTAATTCGATTGGAGAGAACATACTCATGCAGCTTGCAGGTGCTGACTTTGATTCTGATTCAGTACTCATAACAAACAATGACATTCTGATAAGCGTATATAAGAGAAATGAAGGAAGATTCAAGATACCTACCGTGAATGTTGACAGCGTGAAGAGAAAGAGAAGATATACAAATGAACAGAAATGCGACCTTGATATCAAGTCAAGCACGAATAAGATTGGAGAGATTGTTAATCTTTCTCAGGAACTTAATTCTCTTTACTGGGACAGAATGTCACACGGTGCAGATGCGAGCGAGCTTGATGAAATATACAGGGATATATGTCAGCTGTCGAATATGTCTGGAATAGAAATTGACATGGCAAAGAAGGAATTCCCTTTCAGCAATTCGGAAGAGCTTGACAGACTGAGAAGCAAGTATCATAGAGAGATGTCTGATGGAAGAACAATAAAGCCATACTTCTTCTCATTCATTCAGAGATACAAGGGATATTATGATAGTGAGAAGAATGTGTATATTAAGCACAACACGTCAATGGACTTCCTTGAGGAAGAAGTGAACAGAATAGGGAGAAAGAGAAATCATGATTATGATATGGTGAGATTCTGTGACTGTCTCAAGCCATTGGCTGAATGTAATGATGAAAAGGTTAATTACAATCAAGTTGACAGGATTATCAAGTCTGCAAGAAGATTCAGAGCAAATGCACGGAGTATATTCTCATCTGGATATAGGGTTGACAATGATATAAAATTTAGGGCATACAGCGATGAACATGAAAAGCTCATAAAGGGAATTGAGAAGATGAAGATTAATGGAAAGACAATCTACTACATGCTTCATATGCTTGACAGGGATTCGTTTAAGGGAGAATATAATCTTATATTCAAGACATTGTTTTCAGTTCCTAACCATAGCTTCATTGATGCAATCAATGTCACAAGAGATGAGATGAACATTCTTGAAATGAATGATGAAACAGACAATGAGGTCATGAGAATATACGGACATAAGTTTGTGTTTTCTCGCCAATCTGAATAGATTTTTGCATAATTTTTTGCAAAAATGGGCTATTTTTTTAGAAAATTTTAAGTGCCAAATCCAAAAAACGCTGATTATATCGGCGTTTTTTTAATTCACTTAATAATGATTATGGAGGGGAAAAGCGACATCACCAATGAAGAAAGTGATATGTGTGAATATCGTTGGTGAACAAAAACAATAGTTTTTAATGGAGTACAATGCCTGCGTTATACTCCACTTTTTTATCGAACATCAAAAGAAGAGATGAAGGTGCGAAAACACCATTCATCCATAATTTTCTGCAAAAATGGGCTATTTTTTTAGAAAATTTTAAGTGAAAAATTCAAATTATGTTGATATAATCAGCATTTTTTGAATTGAGTTAATAATGATTATGGAGAGGAAAAGAGAAAAGAATAAGAAAGCATATTGGTGATACAGTGGATATATGCTTGGGGACATGAGCAACTTCTCACAAAAAGGCAACAATCTCTCTTCATATAGCACACACAAAGTCATAACCTCTCCTCTGTCATGCCCCTAAGCATATATGTGCTGTATTTTGATATATAGAATGAATGAACGGAGTGATATTTTTGGAGAATGAGGAATTACTGAAACGACTTCCAGAGGATGAGAACGATGAACAGTATCTATGGAGGATATCTTGTCTTATTGATTCTGGAAAGTTACCTCAGTGGAGATTCATTAATGAACAGGTGAACAGAGCGTTAGGCATTCCAGATGATGAAATGCGTGACGAAAGCTCTTTTAGAAAAAAGGTGCAGGCTGCGAAGAAGTTCTATGATAACGTGTTCTCAAGAAAAGAGAGTGACATGTTCATCAGTGAACTTGATGAAGCAAAGCGAGAACTTGAAAAAGAGAAAGTCAAGCTGAGAGATGAAAGAACTGCATGGAAGAAGCAGAACAGAGACCAAGCAAGAATTGAAGAGGACATTTCAAAACTGGGAGAAATGCTTTCGGGGATGTCTGACAGCATTTCAGATGTTATCGGTATCTGTGATAGCAATAGCGAGGAAAGCGGTACTGACATGATTGTTGTGCTTTCGGACTTGCATATAGGTCAGACTTTCAGCAACTATTTTGGTGAATATAATTCTGACATTGCAAAGGAAAGACTTGACAGATACCTTAGAGAAGCATGTGATATTGGAAAGAAGAATAATATTGACAATGTATATATCATGTGTGTTGGAGACTTGATTTCTGGCAATATTCACAAGACAGTACAGGTAACAAATAGAGAGAATCTGATTGAACAGATAAAGCTTGCTTCTGAATATGTGTCGAGATTCTGCATGGGCTTGTGTCATGAATTTAGTAGTGTGTCATTTGTGAATGTATCTGGTAATCATTCAAGAATTGACAACTACAAGGATGCAATGCATGATGAGAGACTTGATGATTTGATTGGATTCATTGTCAAGAACATCATGTCTGGATTTGATAATTTTAAGTACATTGAGAATAACATTGATGGAGGTATTGCAAGCGTAAGAATACGTGGCAAGGATTATGTTGCTGTTCATGGTGATTATGACAAGTTTAGTGAGAGTGGTGTATCAAGACTTTCTATGATGCTTGGATTTGTTCCATATTCAATCATATATGGTCATCTTCATCACAATGAATTTAGTAGTTGTTCAAATGTCAAGCTAATCAGAGGTGGCTCTCTTGCATCGACAGGAGACCAGTTCACTCTTGAAAAGAGAATTAAGGGAGAACCTTCACAAATGATTTGTTTGGTTGACATGAATGGAATTAAATCATTACACCCTATCGTGTTTAGATGATTTTTTAATGAGAGAATGAGAGGGATAAAAGGATGAATGTTAATAAGGATTTTTTGGCATCGAAGGTATCTAGTGTCGCAGGAACAAAGAAGGGACTTACTAGAATAGTCATTGATGCCTTGTTTGAAGAAATTCAGCATTGTGTAGCTGATGGTGACAGAGTTGTCATTAGTGGGTTTGGTTCTTTCACGCCTATTGTTACAAAGGAAAGATTCGGAACTGATATCAATAATGGCAATAGAAAAATCATCATTCCAGCTAAGAAGAAAGTAAAGTTCAACATTGGCGAGAAGTTCAAGAAGGAAATTGAAGAAAAAGAATAATGCCAGTAAAGAAGAAAGAGACTGTACGAGATATCGTTCTTGCGAAGGACTTCAATAAACAGGAAGGATATTTTTACAAGTCAAACAGTAAGTATTTCGTGAATAACAATGGGTATATGCCATACTCGAAAAATACCGTCACGAATATGTTTAATGACTTTCGTACAGAATATGGTGGAGACACTAAGAAGGCAATACGTCATATATGCATCATGTTTGATGTGTATTACAATGATGAACTTGCCGAAGGTGTCGCAAAGGATGTTGAACCAAAGATAGGCGAATACCTCAGAAGGGCAAGCATGTCACAGTATAAAGGGAAGACATATGCAGACACCATTCATGAGGAAGATGAAGTAGCCTATAGACAGAAGCTTGTTGATGATTTGAATGAATCAAGAAAAGAAGCCGACAAGGAAAGAGAAGACCTTGAGAAAGTTGATAGTGATACTCTCATGTTCTTTGGTGATGGATTCTCAAAGGATGACTATGCATTTCTAATTTCACAGTTTAACGACTGGAAGAAGAGAACAGGTGCACAGATGAAGGCAGAAGAGGAACTTATCAAGAACCTATGCTTCAATCAGCTTGAAATGAGAAAATTACGTGAAGCGGGAGAATCTACAAAGGATATTGAAGCAACATATATCAAGAACTTACAGACATTAGGATATGCACCTAATCAGAATAGTAACAATGATGTGAATGAATCATCTTTTGGTTCTTTCATAAAGAAGATTGAAAACAAGAGACCTATTAGTGAACCAGATGAAGAATTTAAGGATGTCAATGGAATAAAGGATTATATTGAAGCTTTCTTCCTTGTGCCAATGGCAAAGTCGATAGGATTGAGCGGTGTCACTTCAAGAGCATATGACAGGCTTATGAAGAAGTTCAGCATTAAAAGAAGTGATGAGAACATATCAGAAGATGACAAGGAAGCATTTGATAACTTGTTCAGTAAGCTGAAAAACAGTGGTGAATAGATATACATGGAAACAATGAAATTATCTGGCACAAAGACGGATGCTGAAATAAGGGAAGAAAGGCAAAAGGAAATTGAGGATGCCGTTGACAGATGGTGTGGATATTACAGGCTTAATCCAGACAGATTTGTTGAGGAGTTCCTTAATATAAAGCTTAAGACTTTTCAGAAGATACTTCTTCATATGATGATGTCCAATAACATCTTCATGTTCATTGCATCCCGTGGGCTTGGTAAATCATTCCTTGTGGCGATATACTGCGTTGTAAGATGCATCTTATACCCCGGTTCAAAAATTGTTGTTGCTTCAAAGACATTGAAGCAGGCAAGAGAAGTGCTTAAGAAGATAACGGAAGACTTCATGAAGAATCGTGACTGGGGTTCTGAACTGTTATGCAATGAACTTGATGTAAAGGCTACGACCGATAAAGGTAATGACCCACAGGTAATTTTCAGGAATGGTTCTGCGATATATGCGGTAGTAGCCAATGAAAATGCTCGTTCCAAGAGAAGTAACATCAATATCTATGATGAGTTTGTACAGATGAATAATGGAATCATAGATTCCGTACTGGATAAGTTTCTTACATCACCACGCTCACCGGGATATTTGTCTAATCCAAAATATAGCTATCTTGCAGAGGACAACAAGAAGTTCTATATGTCATCTGCATGGTATAAGAGCCATTGGAGCTTTAACACGCTACTATATGACTTTAAGGCTATGTTCACAGGTGGTAGTGCATTCACATGCTGTATTCCATATCAGTGTGGCATAAAGGAAGGAATTATTCTTCCTCAGACGATAAAGGATGAATATCTAAAGCCAGAATTTAATGAAGTGACATTCAGCATGGAATATGAAGGAATCTTCTTTGGTTCTAATGGTGAAGAGTTTTTTAGGTTTGATGATATCGAGCCTAGAAGAATACTTGACAAGGCATTGCCAAATATTGATGTTGTCATATCAAAGAATATTAATGTTGACCCGCCTGCATTTCGATGTAGGAGAATACTCTCTGTTGACGTTGCCTTGATGGCTTCAACGTCAAGGAAGAAGAATGATGCCAGTTCGTTAGTAATAAATGATGCAATTGCTACAAGCAATGATAAGTATATTGCCAATATTGTTTACATAGAGAACTATGAAGGGCTTACTACAGATGAGTTAGGGCTACAGATTATGAGGTTCTACTATAAATACAAGTGTACGGATTTAGTTCTTGATACAAATGGTGTCGGACTTCCGGTGTTTGATTACATTTGTAAAGACCATATTGACCCAGAGACAGGTGAACTGTATAAGGCACTTTCATGTTGTAATGATGAAGACATGGCAAAGAGATGTCTTGTCAGTGATGCAAAGAGAGTCGTGTGGTCAATAAAGGCAAATGCAAAATTCAATAGTGATGCAGCGAATCTTCTTAGAAATGGTTTCAAAAGCTCAAATATCAACTTGCTTAAGAATGAATACGATGCTGAGGATATTCTGATAAAAGATAAATTTTATGCAAGTCTGTCCGAGAATGGACAGTTCAAATACAGGATGTCATATGTCAATACGACATTAGCCGTTCATGAACTGATTAACCTACAGTATGAGGTGAATGGCACGAATATAAAGATTAAGGAAAAACGTGGAGAGAGAAAGGACAGATACAGTTCGCTCTCCTACAACTACTATGTAATGAAGGTTCTTGAGAACAGATTACAGAAGGAATCGCTCGCTTCAATGAGCGATGTTCATTATATGGCTAGAAAGCCTAAACGTGGAATTTCAATGCTATAAGAAAGGGGGAACTTGACATTTGAAGAAATATGAAGAACTGACAGATGAAGAAAAACAGAGTCTTGAGAACTATATTGCTTATTTTGCCAAGGCACAGAGAAGCATTCTTCAAGATGTCAACAACAACAAGACAAATATCAGAACGCTTACAAAATATAAGCTGTCTGATTTGGCTACATATCTAAAAAGCCCTTCTTCTTATAACAACCAGAAAGGCTTAAGAAAAATAAGTGAGTATCTATATGAAGTAAGTTCTCACTATAAGACATTGGTAAACTATTATGCCAATATTCTATACTATAACTATATTTTAGTTCCAGACAATGAGACTATCTTCATGGGAGAGAATATTGATATAGATGCGTACAAGAATATTTACACACAGTATGCGTACAAGGTCAATAGAATATCCCTCTCGGACATATGCAGGAAAATCATAAGAATAGCCGTTAAGTCGGGTGCTTATTATGGCATATGTTATGAGAATGATGACAGTTTCTTTGTTAGGGACTTTGACCCAGATTATGCAAGAATTACGTCTATTGAAAATGGGATTGTGAGATTCTCAATGGACTTGGACTATTTTGGAAGTACAAGAAAGTACTTGCTTGATGGATTTCCAAAGGACGTGCAGAAGGCATATGTAAAATACAAAGGAGATTCTGAAAGAGGAATAAAGGGTGACAAGGCTTTCAGATGGTATGAACCTAAAGATGGCATATGCGTAATGGCTGATAATTCTGATTATACGATTGTACTACCTCTTTTCACGGGACTGTTGCGTGATGTATTTGATATTGAGGATTACAGAGTTGTTACAAAGAGTGACAACTCAAATGCCAACTATAAGGCAATCAACCTTAAGATTGATACAGATGAAAACACGGGTATGCCATTGCTTAATGATGCAATCATCAGAAAGTATTATGACCTTATCTGTGACACCGTTCCAGATGGTGTTGGAGTAACGATGTCACCATTCAAGACAGACACTCTTACCTTTAATACTGGCAAGAATGCAGGGACTGTTGAACTTGCTGATGCCGAGAGTCAGTTCTGGTTTGACAGCGGTACGTCCCCTCTCCTATTCGGAAGTTCTAAGGCTACTTCAAGCTCTTCCCTTGCACTTTCAGTAAAGCCAAATGAACAGATTGCAATGTCAATGCTTAATCAGATTGAAAATTATTTCAATATGAGAATAAAGAGTATTGATAAGTCTTATAAATTTAAGATTAAGTTTACTGATGCATCCATTTTCAATATCAAGGATGTCACTGATAGAGACTTGAAGGCTGCTACATATGGTGTTGCGGGAGCTAAGCTAAGATATGCTGCTAACATTGGTATGTCACCTTCCGATGTCATAGGTATGTCATTTATTGAGAATGATGTGCTTAAGGTTGGAACGGAAATGTTTAACAGACCATTGATATCATCAAATACTCTTTCAGGTGGCGTTGTTGATACAACAAGCGATGCAGGCAGACCTACAAATGAATCTGTCGGTAAGATGCCTTCTGAAAAGACAGAAGAAGGAAGAGAGAATGAATAGAATGGAAAGATTATATGTTCAGACAATGGATGATGATGTTGTTGCCATGATGATTGGAAATGGTTATGTTCCAGTTGATTTGAAATCTGTTGATGACGCTCATACATTATACACATTTGAGTATGATGGCAACATCACTAAGAAATTTTCTAAAGATGATTTAGGAAAATTCAAAGGAAAAGTAACATTCACGAAGAAATTATCAATGTTCATGTAACTATCTGTTGTCATATATGGGGGTAATAATGTCGAAAAAACATACAAAGATGAATCTTGACTTTGATATTAAATTCTCAGACATTGATGATTCTGACCATGATTCTGGATTTGCAAAGGCAAATGTTCTTATCTGCTATACGGGAAAGAACAGAAACAAAACAATTATTTCAGAAGATGTTCTCACTAATGCTTGCAAGACATTAAAGAACATCCCTATTGTTGGTCATTATGATGGTGATGAGAATGAATTTGGCGGTCATGATTTAGGCGTAAAGAAAGATGATAAGAACAATATTGTTCTTTACAATAAAACGACACCATTTGGTGTTATTCCAGAAAGTGCAAAAATCTGGTATGAAGATGAAGTTGTTGATGGCGAGACAAAGAAATGCCTTTTCGCTAACGCAATTTTGTGGAAAAGACAGTATGGGTATGAACATATCAAGGAAGTAGGTTCTCTATCACAGTCAATGGAAATTGATGTATATGATTATGAGAGAACGGATGATGGATATGTCAATATCAAGGACTTTGTCTTTACAGCACTATGCATCTTGGAAAGAGATGAACCATGCTTTGAGAATGCGAGCGTAAGTCTTTACTCTAAGCATGATGATATTACAGAGAATTTCAAGAGACAGTTCTCGACTATGCTTGATGAATTTATGCTTGAAATGAGCAGAGAAGGTGAAAAAGTGAACAAAAATACTAAAGATAACAAGAAGGCACAGTTCTCTGGAAATACTGAACCAGAAAACGAGCCTACTACTGAACCAGAAAACAAGCCAACTGAACCAGAACAAGGCAATACTACTGAACCAGAAAATGAACCTACTGAACCAGAACAGGAAAATGGTAACGTTGATGATGAAAATTTCGGCATCATCGAGGAAAGATACATGCTCGATTCTGATAAACAGAAAAAGTTCCGTGAAGCACTTGTTAGTGGTGTTGTCAATGATGAAGCTACTGGTAAAGAGACTGGCTATTTAGACAAATGTTTAATGGATTATGATGAAAAATATGTTTATTTTGAAGAACGTTTCTATTCATATGGAGATAATTCAAATGACTATACATGTAAAAAACGTGCATCATACAAAGTTAATGAAGACAAGGTAGAACTTGGAGATGCTGAGGAAGTATTTGCAAGATATCTCACTAAGGATGAGATGAACTTAATTGAAGCAAATGCAAAAGCCGAAGCATTGAAAGAACTTGAAGCCTATAAGGAAAAATATCCATCTGACAAGTTTGCTGAACTTGAACAGTATAAAGTTGACAATGAAAAGAGAATTAAATCTGAAAAAGAAGATGAGATTCTAGCAAAATATTCTGAATCATTAAAAGGTTCAAGTGAATTTGATGAACTTGTAAAGAACAAGGCTAATTATTCACTTGAAGATTTAGATAAGGAATGTCTTGTTCTTGTTGGAAAATTTGCACTAATTAATCAGCATGAAGAAAATACAGATAATGCTGAAAAGGATTTTAAGTTTAGTGTATCAGATGGAAATACAAATGAAGATGCCATAAATTATGGTGGTATCTTAAAGCATTTTTAAATTAAAAAAAGGAGATTAGAAGATGGCAAAATATGTTGTTTTAGAAAACGTTGCAGCAACAAAAGTTGGTTCTAAAATCGTTACATTACGTGTAGTTGACAGTGAAGGAACTAATGAAGTTGATGCTGAAAATGGTATTTTCGTAGCATTAGGCGATTTAGTTGAAGGTCAGAGAGAAGTACATAAGGCTACCGAAGTTGCATTAGGTACTGCTACTGGAACTGGAATCTGCTTAGTTGCTTCACCAGAAGTATTATACGATGAAAGACTTACTGAATACGACTTTATCAATAAAGCAGGAACAAATGCAAGAGGTATCTTACTTACTGCTGGTGACCATTTTAAGATTTATCATTCATCAGATTCTACTGCATTAAATAAGACTGTAGCTGTTGGTGACGTTGTTCTTAAGGTTATTGAAAAGAATGGCGATACAGTATCTTATGAAGTAGTTTCAGTAGGCAAGGCTGCTGCTTAATTAAAATTAAAGGATTGTGAGGAAAGAAAATGGATAATAAAGAATTAATTAAATTAATCGTTGACCATCACAATGGCACTGTAGCAGGAAACTATTCTACTGCTGACGCTAGAGAATCAATCAGACAGGCTTTGGTTGAATTGAATGGTGGTTCTACAAAGTTAGATTACCGTGCTATCCGTGATGGTAAATGTCAGGGATTATTCACATTAATTGAAGAAGCCGTAACTCAGACTGTTCTTGAAGGCTTAGGTGAAGACAACCCATTATTCAAATATGTTGAACAGAGAAACTTAGCCGAAGGTGATACACCTATTTTCAAAGTTAAGGATAACAGCTTATTTGTTGTTGCTGATGTAGCCAATGGTACACAGGCATTAAGAAGACAGAGAGCATTACCCGGACAAGTAATTACTGTAACAACTACTCGTAAAGGCATCGCCATTTATGAGGAATTAGACAGAATCTTAGGTGGCAAGGTTGATATCAATGAACTTATTGATAAAGCTGCTCAGTCATTTGAAAAAGCAATTACCGAAGCAATGTACAATGGTGTACAGGCTGCATTTGCTAAAAAGGCTACTCCATACAAGGTATCTGGTGCTTTTGCAGAAGATAAATTAATTGAATTAATTGACCATGTTGAAGCAACTACTGGTGAGACTGCTGTTGTCTTAGGTTCTAAGCAGGCTGTAAGAAAAATCACAGGTATCAAAGGTGCCGAAGCGACTTCTGCTAAAGAAGACTTATATTCTATGGGCTACTATGGACATATTGGTGAAAACCCAGTAATTGCTATGAAGAACGCTCATAAGGTTGGTACAGATACTTTCGTATTAGACCCTAACAAATTATATGTAGTTGCAACTGATGACCAGTTCGTTAAGTTTGTAAATGAAGGAGAAACATTAATCATTCCAGTAATGCCAGAAGAAAATGCAGACTTAACACAGGAATACAAGATGTTCGCCAAATTTGGTGTAGCCGTTGTATTTGCTGACAAGGGTGCGGCTGTTTACGAATTAGCATAGTATTATCTGCATAGATAAAAATACTATTTTAAGGGGATTATCAATCCCCTTTTTAATTAAATTATAAATTTAAAAAACGGAATGAATGGAGATTAGAAATTGGAAGAAAATAAAGAGAAAAAGACAACAGCCAGAAAGACAACTGCAAGAAAGACAAAGGCTGCTGTTAAGAAAGAAAATACACCAGAAGCTTCTGTTTCAGTTGATTCTAATGTGGCAAAGAAAGCTGAAAAGAAGACACCAAAGAAAAGAGTTACAATTCCTAAAGACAGGGAATTTGTTGTCAAGTCTGGAACTGTAGGAACTCTTGTTGTAAGAACAAGAGACAATGACATTGACTTCACTCTTGAAAATGGAGATGAAATTTACCTCACATATGAGGAATTGCAGAAAGTAAGAAGAACTTCAAAGAAATACTTCACAAACGGATGGCTTATTGTTGAAGGTGATGATGAATTTACACCAGAAATGATTTATGCATCATTGCACGTAGATGATTCATATGTATCAAAATATCAGTCACCAGAGACTCTTGACTTTATCTTTGACCTTCCTAAGAGCGAGCTTAAGAAGGAAATTGAAAAAGTTCCAGAAGGATTCAAGGAAACAATCGCCAACCGTGCTCAAGAACTCATTCTGACTGGCGATATTGACAGCTTAAGTAAGATTAATACTCTTTCAGAGCTGTTAGATGTAGAATTTGACGAAGCGTAGTTTAGATATATGACAAAATTTAAGGACATTTATGACAAGTTCCTAAGAAAAATAGATGACATTGATGTTGCAAACTATGATGACGATATGCTTAATGAATTTCTTGAAAGTGGGCTAATGGAATCTGTTGAGACATTCAAGCCATACTGCAAGACGGGACTTGATATTGACAATGAAAATAAATGCTTTGTGAATGACTTGAGCAGCTACGAGCAGAAGATTCTAGCCAATTACATGCTTCTGGATTGGCTTGAACCATATATGAATAATGCCGATAATCTTATCAATACTCTTAACACAAGTGACTTCAAGGCTTACAGCCCAAAAGGTATGCTTGAAGCCGTTAAGAAGTTCTATTATGACACACAGAAAAGAGTGCGTCTTCTTGTGAATGAATATACTCTTCTTGATGAGGACTATACAAGTTGGAAAAGCTAGCATTCACGGAGAATATATCTGATAAGAATATTGGGAGTTATTTCAAGTATCTTGTCAATAAGACATATAAGATACTGCCACTTAAGGAAGAAGCAATAAACAAGAAAAGCAATGATTCATATTTCTTGTATCTTGACGGACTCATGGCTGAACTGAGTGGCTTTCAGTTCCTATTTGGAATCATTGACAGCGAGCCTAAGATGATGGACTACTTCAACATCCTTGCATATCTAAGATGGGATGACAAATATACCCACAGGGAATGCAAAAGCGAGGTGTTCAAGGCTATTCGCATACTCAATGATATCAGCAATAAGAATGGGTGGTGATTGCATGGATTTATTCAGAAAAAGAACAAAACTGCATGGAAGTTCTATGCGTGAGCGTTCCATATATAAAATGCAGGACAGAATAAAAAGACATGCATTAGAAAACCCGTCATGCAAGAAAGTAATGGTTGATGAAGAAGAAAGATATCTTACGATAGTTTCCACAGAGAACAAGGATACCAAGCATTTCTCATGTATGCCAAATGAACATATTGAGCGTGGTGAGATAATCAAATGGTATGGAACGTGGATGGTCACTTCAACAGATTCGGATGAAGATGTATATCAGAAAGGAATCATGAAGAAGTGCAACTATGAACTGAAATGGATGAACGAAAACAAGGAAATCATTACACGACCTTCAATTCTTTCATTCCCCTACTCTTCATTAATCAAAGAAAATAAGGTATACACTACAGATAAGACAAAATGCCAGATTTTCATTCCTTTTGATAAGGAAACTGCAAAGATAAGAGCTGATGACAGATTCTTTATTTCAGCAATTGAAGACAAGCATACAGTCTATCGTGTAGATAATGTCAATGATGTTGAGAATACGTTCAATGGTGAGGGATATATCGTCCTTACGATGAGCGAGACAATGCTCAACACTGAGACAGATAACACAGAACTTCATATATGCGATTACTATAAGATTAACAGCAGCACAGGACATGATGAAAGTAAAGACAAACCAGATGAAGGAACGAATGAGAAGAAATATTCAAAGATTGAGTCTGATTTTGATTACATCATACCAGAATATGTAGGAACGAATCTTAAGGCACATTTCTTTAATGGTGATGATGAAACAAGTGATAATGTCACACCATTGTGGAAAGTTGAAAGTGATAACAATGAAAATCTTTCTGTAACCTATTCATCTGACAAGAAAGAAATGACTATAGGCACTGACAATGAAGAACTTCTTGGAAAGCATGTCAAGGTTACGCTTTCTGATAGTGAAGGAATATATGAACAATGTTCATTGTCACTTCTTGTGAGAGGTATGTAGAATGGCTAACAGCACAATTATCACAGCCCTTAAGCAATGGACTACAAGAAAGATTTTATCCAATGCTGAAATAGTAAACGCAATTGACAATCCTTCCATGAATGAAAAGGGGTGGAATCCAATATTTCTGGTGAACAGCAACATGACATCGGCAAAAGGGTTCACTCCATCAATATATAATTTCTATAAGTTCCCTACTACAATTGACAAGACGATAACATTCATTTGCATACTTGCAAACATTTATCAGATGAAGAACAACAATTATGTTGATGCGGAGCTTCATGTAATCATATTCTCTCACAAAGACCATATGATTGTTGACAACCCTTCAATATCTGATAACAGAAATGATTATATTGCAAAGCTGATTGATAAGGAACTTAACGGGAACTTTGTTAAGTACATGAAGACAAATGCATCACTTGGAAAATTGGTTCTCCTTTCAAGTGTTGAAGATACATATGACAATAATTTCTCTACAAGACACATGAAGTTTGTATGCAATGATATAAACTATTCTCTTTGCGAGACTGACTAATTGGAAATAGACAAGCTTAAGCTATATAGGGGAAATCCGTATATAGTCAATGAGCACATACATATTCATATGCCTACATTGGGAGAGATTGTTGACTATGGAGAACAAGACTTCTACTCCATGTGTTTCACCATAGTGGAACAACCAACAAACATGAAATGGCAACTGTGGGATGTTGGAGTAGACTGGACTGAAATAAACCAATGGAATTTCTTTACAGATATACTTGCACCGAGCCTTACAAAAGAAAAGACCAGAATACTCTTTGGAGATATAGTTGATTTTTCACTTATGAAAAAGGTTTACAATAAAGAGATAGACAGCTACGTTCTAGTTCAGGACGTGGCTGTTTTTGATGAAGATTCTCAGGATGTAGGCGGTGCTTATTATGATGATAAGTCTAAAAAAGGTTTATTTAGAAAAAAGGGAAAACCGAACAGAAACAAGAATCAACCATATGAATATCAGATTATAGTTGATGAATATACATACAAGATGATATGCAAGATTATAAGAGATACATATGGATTTGAGGAAAAGCATGACAGACCGGCAAATGAGGTTACAAAGCTTGCTCAGATTGAAGATGAAAAAGAAGAATACATGATGAACAAGGATAAGCCTTATGTCTCAAATCTCATGAATCTCATATCGGCTATGGTTAATAGCGATGGATTCAAGAGAGATGATGTCACGGTATTTGACATGAATATATATGCATTCATGGACAGCGTAAAGCGTGTATCAAAGATAAAGAATGCACAACTGTTATTGCAGAGTGGATATTCTGGGTTCGGTATTGACCTTAAGGATATAGACAAGAAAGAAATTGAATGGGCTGGCGAGATATAATCGTCAGTCTTTTATTATGAAAAAATATAGGGGGAAAATAGATAATGGCAAAAACATTTAATGTCAATGAATTAGTACCATACAAATTCAGATATGTTGAATTTACTGATTTAGCAGACAACACAGTCATTGCACGTCTTACACAGTTAGAAGACGCTACATTAAAGACAGCCGCTGAAAATGATTCAGTAAAGGATGCTATGGGTACTGAAATCATGAAACTGTACAAGGCTAAGACGGCACAGTTTACAGCTTCAAATGCATTATTCTCAACAGATTTATATGCCGTTCAGATGGGTGCTACAAAAGAAGTTGCTTCTGCTGACCACAAGATTGTAGTTCCTGCCGATGAAACATTAACTGTTGCAGGTGGCAAAGCTACATTAGTAGGTACACCAAAAGGTGAAATCAGAACAGTTTATGTATTAAGAAATAACAACATTGCACAGAAGCTTACAGCAAATGCATCTGCCGCAGAAGGCAAGTTCGCAATTTCAGATAAACAGATTAGTGTTGATACAGCTACTGTTCCAGATGGTTCAAAAATCTACGTTGAATACAACAAGGAAGTAGATTCTAATGCTGTAAAAGTAACAAATAAGGCAAATAACTTCCCTAAAGTTACTGGGTTCAAGGCTTCACTGTTCTTCAAAGACCCATGCACTGAAGAAGAAGTTCTTGGCTACATTGTATCACCAAAGGCTAAGATTGACCCATCTTCAATTGAAACTGCTTTCAAATTTGATGGTAAACATCCATTCACTGTTGATTTATTCAAATCATACTGTGATGAAAATGATGATTTATACTCATTCATCATTGCTGAATAATATCATAGCTGAATAGATAATAGCTCAAGGACAGATTACTGAAAATTGTTAGGGGAGGAATGAGCACCCTCCCCTTTCCTATTTTTGAGGTGAATGATGTACAAGATTAAATGTATTGTATGCGGAAATGATTATGAGACATGTCAGTGTGGCAATGAAAATGATACTCCATGGAAGATTCTGTGCGAGTCAAGCAACCATTATCGCATTCATCTGGCAATGACAGAATATGCTGCGAAGCTGATTAATGAGGATGAAGCACTTGATATTCTTGATAAGTGTGACATCACAGGATGGGAGAATTTCACTGATACATATAGACAGCTTATCGGAGAGCTTCTTACATATAGGAAGAAAAAGGAAATCATTGAAAGCAAAGATTTAGTGACAACAAAAGATACAGTCAAATAAGTGATTAGTTGAAAAGGTTTTAACAATAGAATATGGATAAAAGATTATTCATTCGGGGATATACATTAAACTAATCATTTATTGTATATCCCCTATTTTTTTATTCGTATTTTATTTGATGAATGAATGGAGATTGCAAATGAGAGAATACAGTGAATTGTTTGATTCATTCTATGAGGTTGAGGATTCTGTCTATATTTCCAATATGATGCAGAATACATTCTATTATAGCAATCCTAAGAGCAAGAAATATCTCAAGGATGTAATTATTACTAATAATAGACTTTATTTTGTGTGGGAAAAGAGTGAACTGATTAGAAATCTTTACAAAGAGTGGTGCGAACGTGAACACTAAAAAGAGAAAGAATACAGGCAAGATTTTTGAGGATGATTATAAGAAATCAGTTGAGTGTGATGATTCTTTAATAAACATAAGACTTAGAGATGAAGCACAGTCATTCATGAAAAGTGCAAAATTTAGCCATAAGAACATATGTGATTTTATACTTTTTGACACTGAATTTGGTGTAATGTCATTTCTTGAATTAAAGTCAACAAAAGAGAAATACATGGGATTTGAAGATATAACCCTTGATGATGATGACATACAGGAAAGAATGATACACAAGCATCAGATACTTGGATTAAGCAAATATGCAAGAAAGAGAAATGTCATTTCTGGATTCATACTTAATTTCAGAAACGAGAAAGATGGAACGCAGAGAACGTTTTATATCGGAATTGAGGATTTTCTTAAGATGATAGCAAGAATCGGAAAGAAAAGCTTCAATATGAATGACTTGATTGATTATAACGGAATTGAGATTGATGGGGAGAAGAAGAGAACAAGATATAGATGGAATATAAAGTCACTTCTCACATCAATAGTTAAAAACAAACAAACTCAAATTAATGAATGAACGGAGAGAAAAGAAACATGGAAAACAAAGAATTAACAGAAAAGAAGACAGTAAGCGAAGTTGAAGTAGACAGCACAGCTGAAAGAAACACTTCTGATACACATAATGATGAAGAAAAAGTAAACAAGGAAGATAAGAAACTTAAGATTACTAGCAAGAAGCTCACATTTGAGGAAGTTATTAATTTCAGGGAACAGACATATGAATTTCTTGCCGATAACGTTGATAAACTAGACATCCTAGGAGACGTTTACTTCAAGATTCTTTTTGCAACGTATTATACAAATCTTTTTGACATTCTCCCTAATAATGGAGATACGAGCTTTGATGTAATCTATGAATACATCTGTGACATTGATGTAGACAAAATGGTTAAGGGATGCCGTGGATTCGCAAGAGCACAGCTTCATGACATCATGAAATTCTATAATGAAGCATTGGAAAACGCAAAGGAAATGGAAAGAGATACAATTCCTTCACTTATCTATAGAATCAAGGGACTTATTGACATCATTGAATCACAGATTGCTGACACTGATGTTTCTTCAATCATGAAGCTTCTTGAAGAAATTCCAAAGACACAGGCTGAAATTGAAGGAAGTCCAATCATTGCAGAACTTGTGAATGCGTTAGGACTTGCTAACGATGATTCATCAGATGAAGACAAACAGGATGATGATGAAAACAATAATAACAATAATTTATTGTCATAACAACAATAACAAATTCAATAAATAAGGCGGTGCATTATACATGGATGACATGAAAAGCGAGATTGAAGCAATGGTCAAGAAAGATGTCGCAAATGCACTTGAGAAGCTTAACAAGAAGTTCCTCAACAGAGGTGATTCCAGTGCCTATTGGGAAGCAGCATTGCTTGACTATTATCACGAATATCAACCTCTTGCATACCAGAGACAGTATCAGCTTGAAAATGCACTTGTAAACAACATAGCAAGTTATGATAGCGGAAGGATTGGTTATATATCGAGACCATCATACATGCACCATGATAAAAAAAGAAAAGGAGAAACTGAATCTTCCATCTTCCGTGGAACAGCATTCGGAGGACAGCATGGTGTGTCAAGGGTGATGAAAGTCGGCACACCATATGGTTCTGTATGGCAGGAAGAATGGGATAGTGAAGCTGTTCCATTATTGATTGAATATCTAAATGAAAATTCAAATGGAATTGAATATTCATAATTAATAAATATTGAAGGAAAGGAGAAAAAGACTTTTCAATGAGAAAAACAGTATATAACAAAATAGTTGAAGAGGGAGACATTGACAGGGTCAATAAGAGAAATATCGCATTAAAGAATGATTTTCTCTATTACCTTGCAAGCGTAGATAAGTCACCTCAGACCATAAAGCAGTATGGAAATGACATTAATATTTTCTTTGTATGGAATCTTAAGAATAACAGAAACAGATTCTTTGTTGATATCAGAAAAAAGGAATTTGTTAATTTCCAAGGCTACTGTATCAACACATTAGGGTGGTCACCCAAGAGAATAAAGAGAGTCAAATCATGTATTTCATCAATGTCAAACTATATTGAGAATATGCTTGATGATGAATACCCTAATTATAGAAACGTAATATGTAAAATCGAGTCCCCTACCAACACGCCAGTAAGAGATAAGACAATCCTTACCGTGAGTGATGTAGACAGGGTTCTTAGATACCTTACTGAAATGGCTGAATACGAAAAGGCTTGTGCTATTGCCATTGCTGCGTTTAGTGGCATGAGAAAGTCAGAGCTTTTGCAGATGAAGATGTCATATTTTGATGATAACCATCTTGAGTTTGATGGTGCTTTGTACAAGACAGACAGAATCAGAACAAAAGGTCATGGAAAAAAGGGAAAGCTTGTACCTAAGTTCGTGCTTGCACAGGTAAAGCCATATATCGATAACTGGCGAGAAGAGAGAAAGAGACTAGGAATCAGAAATGATGATATGTTCGTCACACAGGGTGTTGGAGATAACAAGACAAACAAATGGAGAAGAAGAAGCTCATTAGACCAGTGGACAAAACAGTTCACTAGATTATTTGGAAAGCCTTTCTATTTTCATAGTCTAAGACATTACTGTTGTACGATGCTAGCAGAAGCAAACATTCCATCTGACATTATCAAGGATTTCTTTCAGTGGGAATCTATTGAAATGATTAGCATATACAATGATATTGATGCTACCTCTAAGTTTGGAAACTATTTTAGCAAGGATGGAATCGTTAAGCAGGAAGAGGGAAATGTCGGAATGCTCAACAAAAGATAAAGAGGTGGTTAAGTAATGGCTGATATTAAAGCAAAGATAACCGTTACCATTGATAAAGGCAAGCTTAATAGTGAGATTAAGAATGTCCAGAATGCAGTAAAGGAAGCAATAAACAAGACAACATTCAACGTTACTCCATCAAAAGTTGATGTGAGCAAGATGAAAGTTACTGGTGTCAATGAATTAAGGGATAAGGTAAACAAAGCCATATCTAGCAGTGGTAGTTCACTTAATGGACAATTGCCATATGACCCTAAGAACCTCATCAAGATGCAAGAGATGATTGCAGCGGGCGGTGTTAAGAACCAGAAATGGTCAATGGGTGCAATTGA